GCCAGAGGCGGCGACGATCGCGCGGGCTGGCCGGATCTCGGTCGCGGATATGTTCGACACGAGCCCGACCGGCGAGACTATGCCCATCCCGAAGGAGCATCGGGCGCGGCTCGATGAGCTGGCGGCGATCGCGCGCGAGGACACTATCGCGGCCTTTCTGCGGGCTTGCGGGCGCGATCTGTCGGACTCAACCCGAGCCGAGATCGTTCGCCTGTATGCGGAGGCGGCAGAGCGTCGCGATGGTGGCGGATAATCTCAAGCGCAGCGGCTCGCGGACCCGAGAGGGAGATCGCGGTCCGAACCGCTGCGGCGCCCGCCTGATCCCCGCCCAGCTCCAGAGATCGCAGGACGCGGAAAAGCTCGCCCATGTGGTCGCCGAGATTGCGCTCGACCTCGATCGCGTAGGCGTCCTCGCCGACCTCGACGATCTCGCCGTCCGCCAGCAATCGAGACAGGGCGCCGTAGAACTCGAGCGAGGTCGAGTCGCCTCCGGTCCGAACCTGGAGGTCCTCGAAGTAAACCGGGCGACCTTGCTCCGCCGTCAAGTGGTTGAGGATCGCCCGGCGAAGGGCGGCACCGGATGAGCGTCTTTTCGTTTTTCTAATCATTTGCGGGCAGCATCAGAGAATCGATATATCATCAAGATATTGGTTATTGGGGGCGCAGAATTGGCGCGCCGGTTTGCGAGTCGAGGAACGTCTGGACGCTGTCCATCATGCCGCGCGTGGCGGCGAACACTGTCGCGCGGTACTCGTCAAGTCCGGAATTGAATAGGGTCGCGTCGACATGGTCGGCGGAGATTCCGTCCTCGGACTGGTGGGCCTTGCCGCCCTTGCCTGTCAATCGGTCGCAGGCCGAGCGCCAGGCGCTTTTCGGCTGCGCCCAGCTCCGAGGGTATCCGGGGCGCAAAGCGCGCCAGGTCACGCCGCAGCAGCCCTCGACGTCGTTCCAGGAATCGACCCAGCGCGCCTCGTTGCCGAATCGGACATCGGGAACGACGGCGCCGATATATCCCTCCGCGCGGATCTGCTCGATCTCAATCCCGAGGCGCTTCACCCAGATATCGGGATCGACCAGCTCGCGGAATCCCTCCGAGCCCATAACCTGGGCGATCTGGCGCGGGCTTTTCCTGTAACCGTACCCGCTCGCGGCGACCTCCTTTTCTTCCCGGTCGTAGAAGTGACCGAGAGGGATTCCGGTCGCCTCGGCGCATGATCGCTTGAGAGCATCGGCGAACGCGACGCGGCGAAAACCGAAATCCCGGACGAGATGGTCGGCGGTCGTGTCCTTACCGTGACCGATGTCGCCGCAGACTCCGACCACATAAAAAACAGGGTGCGGGCCTTGCGCGGGGATCGGGCTCGCGGTCTCGCTGTCGTCCTGTTTAAACGCGTTCGGGTATGTGTGAAGCATTCGGGATCACCTTGTCGATAGTGGCGCCGAAGTTGGCGCGGAGGCCGGCGAGGACTGGGTCGCCGATTGTTTGGGAGTGCAGCCCGGCGCGCGAGAATTGCTCGATCTCCTGGGACTCGAACAAGTTCGGCGCGCCGCCCTTGTCGCCTTTCGATACGTTCCAGAACTCGACGCCGTCGTAGGTCTCGTACTTTGTCCCGCGCGGATGGATTGTGACGACATTCGCGGGAACGAGGGCGGGAATCCATTGATGGTCGGGGCATCCGTTTTGCTGGTGGGCGAGATCCAGGTCGGCCGAGTGTCGGTCGCAGCGCCAGACCGCGCCCGGCTGGTCGATCACTGGTCGAGACGATCGGCAGTTCCGACAGTTCACCTCGGGCGGGACCTGGTCGCCCCAGTACACGCGCTGCGTCATCGGCTCGCGCCATCGGGCGATCTTGTAATAGTTCCGGTTTGGATAACCCGACTCGGGCGGCGCGGTCGCCGTGATAATCCGCTCGGCTTTCGCAAGCATCGCGTCGAGGATCTGCGGCTCTTGTTCAATGATCTCGACATAGATCTCGGAGGTCGCTTTCGAGTAGGCCGTCCAGATCGTCCGCGTCATTGTCGAGGCGGACATATAGCATTGGGCCTGGACCCAATACTCGGGAGACCATTCGCGGACCTGGCGGCATTTTTTCAGATCCTTGAATCGCGCGCCGTCGCCATCCGCCGTCTCTTTCCCGCCGACGCTTTTCGCCTCCCATACGTGCCAGAGCTTGGGCGCCTCCGCGAAGCCCTTCCCGGCGCCGTCCATCGATCCGCCGAAGTGGCCGCCATGGTAGGCGAACCGGAACTGTTGGCCGGTCTTAGGGTGGACGGTATGCAGCACGACGCCGGGAATCCGACGGATCAGGGTCGCCAGCTCGTCCTCGATCACATGGCCCAGGCGGAATATCCGATTGTTTCGCGCGGCCGGTTCGTCCGGGAGGCTCCAGCGAAACCGGAGCCACAAGTCCCGCGAGCACTCTCCGCCGATGACCGACATCCCGAGATGCCCTCGGCGCTGCTCCTCGGCTGCGATCGCCTGGGTCGCCTCGTCGAGGGCGAACTCCGTCGTATTCGGAACGAGGTCGCGCTCCAGCTCCTCGTTGGTCGCCTCGCGGCCTTCGATCTTGATCCGCTCAGCCACGATAAACCCCGAGGGCATAGCCCGAGATCCGGACGCGCTTCATATTGAGCGGTCGCCCGGCGTTGTCCTTGAGCCCGCTCTCAAGCGCCGCCCAGGTCGGCGGATAGACGCTGATTATCGGCGCCTCGCTGGTCTCGCGGTCCGCAGGACCCTTGAAAGAGATCAAGCGGCGGACTTCCTCCAGCGCCTTTTGTGCCTTGACGGTTCGCGCGTGGTGGGCCTCGACGTGAACGTCGCTCCATTCGTTGTTCGCTCTCATACTGGCGCGTCCTCCTGGTAGTGAACCGCGTCGATGTCTTTGTACTTTGAATGCCTGTCAATGCTGACGGCGTAGACCGGGCGGAGACATCCGCCGTCGACCAGGGCGAGCGCCTCGTCTATGGTCTCCGGGTCCGGCGTTCCTGGGACGACAGCGTCCCGCCATTTTTTGAGCGCAAGCCCTCGCCCGCGCGGGTTCCCGAACGGGAGCGCCTGCGAGAACGACTCGGCGAAATCGACCATGTATCGGAGTTCGAGGTATGGCGCCTCGCTCGACTTCGAGATCCGCGAGAACGCGACTACCTGATCGACCCGATAGTCGTCGATCGCGCGTTCGGTCGATAGGATTCCGCCGTTCGTTGCGTTCGCGCCGTGCTTTACCATCACGTAGCCGCAGGCGATACAGCTCAAACCGCCGACCGGATTCTCCTCGCCGCATTGCCCGCAAAGTCGAATGGGTGGAGGCTTCAGCTCGAAACCGCAGACAGGGCAGATCCGTTTGAAGACCGACACAATCTCGTTGCAGCTCGCACAGTCGATCGTTTTCGGCTGGGACTTCCCGCGTCGGGGCGCTGGTGGCGTCGCCGTGTCGATAGGTCCGAATCGCGGAATGTTCTCGCCGTAGTCGAGGACGAGCGTGTCGCGCTTCGACTCGTGGAGCCGTAGCCCGCGCCCGACCATCTGGAGATAGAGCGCGAGCGACTGGGTCGGCCGGAGCAGGGCGACGCAATCCAGGCGAGGCGCGTCCCATCCCTCGGTCAGGACGCCGCAGTTCGCGATCGCCGGGATCTCTCCAGAATCGAATCGAGCGAGGTCTCGCGCTCGGCGCTTGCTGTTGGTCCCTCCGTCCACGACCGGGCACTCGATGCCCATATCGTCGAGGAGGTGCGAGACCATCTGGGCGTGAGCGACCGACACGCAAAAAAAGACAGTAGAGCGCCGTCCGTTTTTCCAGGCTCGGGCGCGCCAGTCCTCGACCGCAGCTCGAACGAGATTCGACTCGGTCACGGCTTCGCCGAGCTGGCGGGCGTTGAAGTCTCCGCCCGTGAGCTTAATCCCGCTCGTGTCGGCGACGGCTCCGGGCGGCGGCGGCTTGGCGGACACTGGGCAGAGATAGCCCGCGTCTATCAACTGCTTGATCCCGACCTCGTAAGCGACGCCTCGGAATAGGTGCTCGTCGGTCGAGCCGTAGATAAAGCCCTGGCCCATTCGGTACGGCGTCGCCGTGACTCCGACGATCGCGGCTCGCTTGTTGTTCTCGATGATGCGCGCCAGTATCTTGCGATAGCGGGTCTCCTCGGCTGGCGCGATATTGTGGGCCTCGTCGATGATGACTAAGTCGATGTGCGGGATCGCCTCGACCTGGGCACCCAGCGTGTCGCGGCTCGCGACTGTGATCTGGTCGAACTCGCGGCGCCCGGCCTTCGCCGAGTAGACGCCGACGGGCGCATCCGGCCAGACCGCGAGGAGCTTCGCCTCCGCCTGTTCGATCAGCTCGTTTCTATGCGCCAGGATCAGGACCCGAGTATCCGGGCGAGCGTTTAAACAGCGCACAATGAGCGACGAAAAAACGATCGTTTTACCGCCTGCGGTCGGGATGACGACGACGCTCGGGACTGGCCCATGCTCTCGCCACCATGCGAACACGCCATCGACGGCCTCGCCCTGGTACGGTCGGAGCTGCATCAATCGAGACCCAGTTCCGCGCGGAGCTGATTAAACTGCCATAGCCAGGCGGCGAGTCCGCCGTCGTTCTGGATATAGGCGCG